AGGCATTTGGACAGAATCTGGCGTGACCGCCACGGACACCGGCATGTAGAACACGTTTTCTAAAGTAAAACCCGCAAATCTGAAGAATAAAAATGGACAATTATTCATTACACAATCGGATGCAAAAAATCTTTCTGCTTGTTGGCATGCTGGGATTTCTGTTATTGCCCAATACAGTCGCGGCCGAGTATGTGGACGAGTATGTGGCAAAACATCCCCGACGGGTAAAAATAACTATCAGCCAAAATGCAAAAGGGCAATATTCTGGTCAAGCGCTGTTCAAACTTTTTGAACACAATGTCGGCGGTTATCGTTTGAAACTGGATTTTCAATGTGATGCAAAAGGACCTGATCTTATCTTATTGCACTGTTCGACTTTTGGAGATCGTTACATACCCGCCATTACGGAGTTATCATGTGGGGACGGAGAAAACAAACATGTACTTCACAGGTTCGTCGGTCTTCACTTCCCTATTCGCCGGCACAGCTTTGGTACATTTCAAATTGCTAATATCAACCCTAAAGAATTTGATAACGCTATCGTCGTGAGTGCCAATGATACTGTCGTTATAAATAATCAACATAAGCTCTGGCCAGAATTTCTGCAGGCATTGGCAGATGCCGGGAAGCTGTACGAAGAACGGCGGGAGATATGGAAAAGACTGAATGAAATAGCAAAGAATACCACCAAGAGAAATCCAAAAAGTAATACCTTATTGAAAACACGAGAGTAAAAAAGCCGGAAACCCGGCTTTTTTACTTTTACAGCAACAATATCCCCCTGCCGTCATAGACGCTCTCGCTGATTTCATTCCCGCAGCGGATCGCCCGGTCCAGGGCCATGACCGTGGCCACCACCCCGTCAATCTTCTCCGTGGATTTTTCCTTGTCCGGCTTTATGTTCCCGGCCGGGTCAGTCTTGATGTAGATGTTATCCATCATCCACCGCAGGACCGGCTGGCCGCCATGGGCGATCTTCTGTTCCAGAGTCAGCTTCATCAGTTCCTTGGTCGGCGGGCTCATGTCCTTAAAGCCCTGTCCGAAGGGGACCACGGTGAAACCCATCCCTTCCAGGTTCTGCACCATCTGCACTGCGCCCCAGCGGTCGAATGCAATCTCCCGGATGTGAAAACGCTCGCCCAGGCGCTCGATGAATTTTTCAATAAAGCCGTAATGAACCACATTGCCTTCCGTGGTCAGCAGGAATCCCTGCCGTTCCCACACGTCATAGGGAACATGGTCACGGCGCACCCTCAGTTCCAGGTTTTCTTCCGGTATCCAGAAGAAAGCCAGGATTTGAAATTTGTCTTCCTCATCCAGCGGCGGGAACACCAGCACGAAGGCCGTGATGTCCGTGGTGCTGGAAAGATCCAGCCCGCCGTAGCAGACTCTTCCTTCCAGGTAATCCTCGCTCACCGGAAAAGCACAGGCATCCCATTTTTCCATAGGCATCCAGCGGATGCTCTGCTTCACCCATTGGTTCAGCCGGAGCTGCCGGAAAGCGTTCTCCTCGCCCGGATTCTGCCTTGCGGAGTTAAAAGCGTCCTTCACCTTTTCCATAGACACCGTGATGCCCAGGGACGGGTTCGCCTTCTTCCACACTTTCGGGTCTGACCAGTCCTCGCTTTCGTCCGCACCATAGATGACCGGATAGAAAGTAGTATCGATCTTCCGGCCTTCCAGAATGTCTTTTGCTTTCTGGTGGGTCTCATAGCAGATACTGTGGGTGTCGGTGCCGGCCGTGGTGATCAGGAAATACAACGGCTGCGTCCGGGCATCGCCGGAACCTTTGGTCATAACATCAAACAGTTTCCGGTTCGGCTGGGTATGCAGCTCATCAAAGATGACCCCGCTGACATTGAAACCGTGCTTGGAATAGGCATCTGCCGAAAGCACCTGGTAAAAGCTGTTGGTGGGCAGGTAGATCAGCCGCTTCTGGGATGCCAGTATCTTCACCCGTTTGTTGAGCGAAGGGCACATCCGTACCATGTCGGCGGCGACCTCAAACACGATGGAGGCCTGCTGCCGGTCTGCCGCGCAGCCGTACACCTCCGCCCGTTCTTCCCCGTCACCGCAGCACAACAAAAGTGCGACCGCTGCGGCCAGTTCGCTCTTGCCCTGCTTCTTGGGTATCTCGATATAGGCAGTCGTGAACTGGCGGTAGCCGTCCGGCTTCAAAACACCAAAAATGTCGCGGATGATGCGTTCCTGCCAGTCGATCAGTTCGAATGGCTTGCCGGCCCACGTACCCTTGGTATGTTTCAGGCATTGGATAAACTGTACCGCGTAATCCGCATGGGCCTTGCTGTACTTTGAACCCTTCGCCATGAATTTTGTCGGCTTGTAGCCGCGAAGTTTGCGCATCCTCTCACCTCCCCAACTAAAAAAGGCTCCCTTGGCGGACAATGTCATTGAGTTGAATTAAATCCCAGTTTTGCTCAGTAAAGGTTATATGATATAATTATTAAAACAATTCCTGTAAGTGTGAATTTTCCATAGACTGTATTATATGTTTTTAGTAAGAGGCATTAAAAATTAATTTTTTGAGGAGTGAAACATTATGCCAATCAACAAAAAAGAAATCACAAAAAAACAGATTGAAAATGCCATGCAGTGCAAGTCAGTAGAGGAACTGGTGGCACTGGCAAAAGCCGAAGGCTTCGAAATTACCAAAGCCGAAGCCGAAGCGTACATGGCAGAGTTGGCCGACGTTGAGCTGGACAGCGAAAAGCTGAAGAATGTGGCCGGCGGTGGATGCTACGCTGATTGCCAGTCAGTATGTGGCTGCGATTGGGAGTGTCCGCACGATGTTAGGTGACTCCCGTTGAATTGAACGGTAAGTTTTGTAATCCATACACAAAATCCCAACCAAAAAAGGCTCCCTTCGCGGAAGCCTTTTTTTAATTCCTTTACAGCAGGTCTACCAGAAGCTCCAGTTCATGTTCCAGCCGTTCCAGTTCCTGCCGGATGCATTTCGTCCGGAACCCGTTCCGGCAACTGCGGCCTTCCTGTTTCAGCCGTGTTATTTCTTCCTTTCTCCGCTTGATTATCTCTTCTGCCTCGGGATCCCATTCCAACACAGTAGCATAGTCCTTTGCGAACCGTGTCTTGTTCTGTTCGGCCCGGCTTTTCTCATCCCCGTGCAGGATGAAGTTAACGTACTCGCTTTTGTTCTCTTCGATAAAAATCACCATATCATAAAAGCCCATCTTCAGACCGATGCGTTGCACCGTATAAATGTCGAACATGTTGGTCTTGCCCGTTTCCCGGACCTTCAGAATCTGTTCCCGTACCTTATCTGTCATCACTGCACACCTCCCAGCCCATCAGGAGTTTCATGTACACGTTGGTGTACCGCTGTTTCTCACTACCGTCGCTCCCTAACATCGCTTCAAAAAAGTAATCCATCGCGGCCTTCCGGCTGTCCCAGACCTGCTCCTCGCCGTAGCAGATCGTCTTGACCGTTTTTTCCGGTTTCAGTTTCTGCACCACATCCTCGCCGTACACCACGTTGAGGCCGGAACCGTTGTCCCATTTCATCAGGAGGTTGCCGATGTCGTCCACCCCGATGACCGTGCCTTTGGTGCCCGGAGGCGGGGCCTGCCGGTCATCCATGCTGACCAGCTCGACCCGCGTCCCTTTGGGGTATTCGTTTCTGATTTGCTTTACCAGTTCTTTTCCCGGAAATCTCATCTCAGGCCTCGCTTTCCGCCTGTGCGGCTTCGTTGTCTTCCGTGGTGCGGAATGCGGAGGAACCTTCCAGTCTTTCTAAAAGGCGCTTGCGGGTTTCCTTGTATTCGCTGCCGATAAACCCCAGTCTCAGGAGGAAACACCGGAAGGCGTATTTGTCATTCGGTACTTCCTTCTCTTTCGCGGTGACCCGCTTTGCGTTCTTGGCCATCCGGCAAACCGCTGTGATGAACCGCATGGTCGTCATGCTTTCGTTTGCGCCGAGCATCCGCTTGAACCAGGGGAAGGCCACCCGGTCTTCCGTAAGTACCACCATCGGGTCTTCGCAATCCAGCGCCTTCCTGATCAGGGCTGCTTTGCTGGCGATGATCTTTTCGAGGTTCTCGATCTGGGTTTCCGTGAAGTCTTCCCTCGGCATCGTCAGGGTCCAGCTGCTTGTGGTCATCTCTTCCTCTGCCTGGGGTTCGGTTTCTTCAGCCGGCGTTTCGGTTTCCGGCAGGTCAATTTCAAATCCCTGTTCCCGGAGGGCCGCCGCCAGGGTTCTCATCCCGGCTTCGTCTTCCGTTGTGATGCTGCCGTCCCGTTCCACCGTGAAGTTCCCTATCGTGTAGGTGAACTTCGGTGCGCCGTTGTAGGCGGCCTTCGTGCCTAAAATCCCGGCCATCTTGTTTACTAAGTTCTTTCTGTCTTTGCCCTGTGCGTTGGTGTTAATGTTCATCTTTTAATCCTCCGTTTTTTGTGTTTTTTACCTTTCGGTACTGTATATATCACTCTGAACGCACATAAAGTCAAGTTATATTTTGTAATTATTTGATATATTTTTAAGATTTTTACAGCGATTTAAAAGAAAAATTACTATCTCAGAATTTTGGAAAAATCAAGTTATTTTTTAAGAAACTTTACATAAAAAATATCCGAAATCCGTATCTCTGATTCCGGAATAAGTCAAGTACTATTTTTAAATTTCTTAAAAAATAATTCAACTGAAAAAGGAGCCTTTCGGCTCCCTTTCTGTTGATTTTGTTTACCGGAGCATCGCCCACTCGATCGCGTGGCCGCCGTCCTCGAAAACCTCCTGGCTCATGGCGGTCAGGTTCAGCCTGCACTCAATTTCGTCCAGCCCCGTTTCTTCCGGCGTTTCTACGAACTCGTAAACCCCGGCAATGAACCCCTTCCAGCCCCGATCGGTGACCAAAACCTTGTCGCCCATCTTCAGTACTGCGCCAACCGTAGCGTTGACTTCCATTGCCAAATCTTCCATCGTGGCGGTATTCGGTAGGCGGTAGCGGGCTGCCTTGTTCTCTGTATATCCGTTCATTTTGCTTGCCTCCTTGTGCGGTGTTCTTTGGTTAGTGTATATATCACTCTGAAGGCACATAAAGTCAAGTCAT